GGTTGATGACAGAGTGAACCGTCATAGAATACGGACGGTTCTGGCTTGGGATCAGAGGATCCGCAGTAACCTTTGAGTGCGTCAGCTTGACGAGGGCCTGCTCGCGACCTCGCACCATCTGGTGCGAAACCACGAGCACAAGGCTCCCATCAGCACTGGCATACTCGGAGCTACGACCAGAGGTCGAGATCCGGGACAGAGAAACAGACGCTCCATTGTAAGTAATGGAGAGCGGATCAGAGAGGGCCATCAGACTCCTACTTTGAGTTGGACTGCATGGCGATTGCCACACAGGTAGCAAAGTATAATTACTTTGCGATACCAAGGGCACCAAGAATAGCTAGTTCTCGCGGTGAAAGCGAGCGACCAGTGAAAGTGGTGCCAAACGGACGGACACGTTCTCTTTGCTTAATATCCTCAGTGAGGGTATAAGAGACCGTGGCGGGTCGCCAGGTACCTGCAACGCATAGACGGCCTGACCATTCATACAGTCTTTCAACTGTGGAATGGCACATGGCATATCCGTAGCGTTGCGTGGCACCTTCAGAGGCTTGCAAAAACAGGTGACGCAAAGCGTTACCCGAATTTGTAAACCAATCGGCGAGCCAGGAGAAAGGAAGAAGTTCCCAAATGTCGGCGGGATCTGGCACAATGCCATAAACCCGATTCCATTCGAATATGAGTTCCTCGAGGCGAGACATGTCCTCGGGAATGTAGTATTCGAAAGCCCCTGAATACCAGATCTCTCTCTTGATCTTGGTAGTCACGGTCAGTTTGGGACTGTTCACTAGGAACGCCGAGAGAGTACTTCTCCCCGGTGTAATCAAGGAATTAGAATAATTCCTCACACTAGTGCTTTCTTCGAGCACGTAAGGTCCAGCCTTTCGGCGAACGACCTTACCAGCATCTCGGCGATACTGGCTGATAGTCTCAGAGAAAGTTGATGCTGCCTCCGTAAAGGATTTAGCATCAGAGACTACCGGGAGAATTCCGAATTGATAATTCAAGAATTCGCCTCCCGGATTCTGATCGAGAAGCGCTTTTCCCGGGGCAGAGAACAACTTGCCCTCGGTTATGAGCTCTCCGACAGAAACCAGTGCATTGGCAGTTGCTGATGTCGGTACTACCGAAAGCATCAACCTCTCTCCGTGTTTGCGGAGATCAGTTTGACTTAAGGCATTACTCGACGTCCAGACTGCGTGCTTATCCAGGC